ACTGACGCAGCTGATGCTAGACACGCTGCTAATACAGTCTTTACGAATAAACCACAACGTGGATTAGACGATGAAGAACCAACGGATACAGAATTAGGATATGAACAACCTATTGATAGTGAAACTGGCGAACAAGAGCCTAATGTATCGTGGGATCCAAATAAGAGCATGTTAGATATTGATGGTCAAAAATATCAAAAAACTAATAAAGGTTGGAAAGATTGGAATACTAAAGATATTATTGATCCTAAAGATGCTAGAGAACTTGATGTGGCATTTGATCAAGCAACAGGAAGAAAGCCTGTTCCTTCTAAACCTAGTCCGACAGCTAAACCTATTCAAATCAAAACAAAAAGTGGTGAAACTATCACTAAGAATGACCAAGATGGTAAGTGGTACACAGAAGATGGTGGTGAAATAACTGATCAAAACACCATTGATACTCTTGAGCGATTAGCAAAAACGCAATATCAGAATAGACAAATGTCTGGTGTTCAGAATCCCGCAAGTAGAGGAAGTGCTGGTGTGCAGTCACAACTAGAACCCGCTGACACTGATATAGAAGAACCAGAAGATGACGATGAAGAACCAGCAGTGTTTACATCTAATAGAAGAACACAGCAACAGCCTGAAAAGAAACACACAGGTGGTCGTAAGGCAGGGCAAGAACTAAGCCAAACTGCTAACGCTCAACGCAAACGTGAACAACGTAAAGCCGCACGCGATGCCCGTAATGCCGCACAGACAGTAGAAAATCCGCCTGTTGACAATTCTGTACAATCATCACAAGATGCAATTAAAGCGGCATTAAGACAGCGTCAATCACAGGGCCTTTCAGAGTACGCAGAATTTAAACGTAAAGTATATAAGTTAATCCGATGAAATTGTTTGAAATTAAAAAAGAAACACCTAAATGGTTGCTAACAGAGTCAGCAAAGAATACTCACCTAGAACATTTAGAAGACCTAATCTTTAACAGTGGTTACGCAGGTGCCGTTGAGGCATTAAACTATGTAGAAAGTCTACGCCTAATGTTAGCAGAAGGCACAGGCACAACTACTAAATTAACAGTTAAATGGGACGGTGCACCTGCAATTATCTGTGGAATTGATCCAGCAGATAGTCGTTTCTTTGTAGGTACCAAATCAGTATTTGCCAAAGGTGAACCTAAACGCTGTAAGTCAAGTAAAGACATACAGAATTGGTACAGTGAACAACCTGAGTTGGCTAATAAATTAGAACAAGCACTAAAATACTTGCCTAAATTGGGCATTGGCGGTGTGGTACAAGGTGACTTAATGTTTACAGAGGGTGATATTACCACTGTAGAAGTTAACAATGAACTTTGCTATGTGTTTACACCAAATACAATTACCTATGCTGTACCAGTTAACAGCGTACTAGGACAACGTATTGCACGTGCTAAGATTGGTATTATATTTCACACAGCCTACGAAGGCGATAGTATCGAAACAATGACTGCTACGTTTGGTATAAATGTTGCAGGGTTCTACCAAAATGCCGACGTATGGTTTGATGACGCTACCTACAAAGACTATACAGGTATTGCCAGTTTAACACCAAGTGAAAATCAGCACATACAAAAATTCCAAGCGGCAACATTGGCAACTATGGAAAAGATTGGACAAGAACGTTTTGATATAATTTTAACTAATAAAGAGTTTGCTAAAAATATCAAACCGTTTATAAACAAAATGATACGTCAGGGATCGCATGCGGAAGATCCTACACGTTTCCTTAAGCAATTTATGACTCATTATCAAGATGAGCTAATGAAAGGTATTGAGGAATTAAGTGGTGGCCCACAAGGACGTGCGGCACAAAACCGCTTGAACAAGATCAAAGAAAAAGAACAATGGATGGCAGATAATAGTAATAATCTATTAGGTGTATTGGCAGTATATAAACGTTTTATTGAAATGAAACATATTCTTCTACGTAAACTATCACAAGTAGAAGGTATTGGTACATTCCAAAAGACCAACGATGGATATAAAGTAACTGCTCCGGAAGGTTTTGTGGCAATTGGACACGACGGTGGTGCTATTAAATTAGTAGATCGTTTGGAGTTCTCTAGAACCAATTTTTTGTCTAGATGATAAATAAATGTAAGCGTCGTAAAGACGTACAATAATTAGGAGATTTAAAAATGACAATCGCACGTACAAATGGCTGGGCACGCCCAACCGACACAGGTAATGCACAAGTAACAGGCCGTACACTTACACATTACACAGTATCATTAGCTAACGTTCAAGTTGGTTACTCTGCTCCAGAAAGCAACTTTGAAAAACTAATCCGCGCTATTGAACAAGTTGGTTCAGTAGAATTGATTGGTACACCATCAGGTGGTTCTTTCCGTGTTGCTATCTCAGGTGCTGCACCTTCAGATACAACTGGTGCATATAGCCTACAAGGTTACTGCAATACATCAGTAAACGGTTCAGGTGTTTCAGGTACAACTGTAGCACTATTCACATACTAATTAAAACTTAGTAAGCTGAATCTTAAAAAGCCCTTTTTATAAGGGCTTTTTTATTGGCTATAAATATCATTGTGAATAATCAATTATATCTTTATCAAGGCTACACTCTAGTAGACATTACGCCAACAGGCGTAATAACTCACACCGACGAACAAGAATTAGAACGTAATCAACAACGTAATTGGGAAACGATTCAACAGATTATTAGTCTGCGCACACAACCCACTATAGTATCTACAGATAACTTTGTAGCTGATATTAAAGATTATAATTTTGGAATCAATTATACTAAACGACATAGAATATGGACGTTTACATTTTCATCCGAATATCAAGACGTATATGCAGACGGGATAGATGTATTTGGTCTACTTAAATATGATTTTAAAATTACTCCTATAGTTGTTGGATTACATGAAACTGCAGATTTCCCACAACCTATCTTTTATCCCAACGGCCCGAACAATAACATATACTTTAAAACTTTGGCAACTTAAATAAATATTAATTGATGCTATAACTCAACATCACGGCATATATTAAGGCACATTATTAAGGCACACAGCAAGCATCGCTTACTTGGAAAGCGGATATGTCAGCACCTACACAGATTGAAAAAGAGAGCTTAGAAGCCCACGTTGAGTTATGTGCCATAAGGTACAATAACTTGGAAACTAAACTATCAAACTTAGAGCAACGTATGGACAAACTTGAGCTACATTTGGTAGACATCAAGAACAGTCTGACGAACACGGCATTAAACGCAGAAAAAAATGTAATCGACGGCAACAAACAAACTATCAATATCTTTGTCACCATTGGTGGCGTTATCTTAGCAGGCTTAATTGGTTTTATCACACACGGCATTTTCAAATAACTAAATACTGTTACTATTAGGTTAACAGTATGAAAATCATAGAATTAACAAATAACTTATTATTACCTATCACCAATGAAGAAAGTTCTTTATTAGAAAAATTCATTGGTGAGGAACTGATTGCAAAGTCTCAGTTAGATGAGCGCGAGCAATTATTAGCTAATCAATTAACAGTCAAAGACGTATTACTTCGAACAAATGAAGCCGGAAAAATCTACTACAAAAAAATCGTTAGCTGAATTTGATGTTGAAAAAATTCGCAGATTTGCCACGGCTGAACTGGCTAAATTAAGTAATGGTCCGCTACCTTTTTGTTATCAACTTGGTGCAGACACGTTAATAGTGGGTAAGTATAAAGTAATCAAACAAAATGATAGATGTTGGACAGTATTTGAGGGAACAGATCAGATATTTGATTTTTTTACACGTAAAGATGCTATATTTTACTGTATAGTGTTACACAAAGAAGATCATAAACTGGCAAAAGAAATACGAGATAACGATAAACTATTAGGGCAGTTAGAATTTGATGCTATATTATACAGACATCGCTATAAACAAGCTCAAGAAGCAAATGATGATTGGAAAATAGAGCTATATAGTAATAGATATACGGAAACTATGACACGTATTGAACAAACTAAGAAACAATTAAAGAAAAGTCTAGATTCGGCTAAATATATTAAAGTTTAGGAACTTATAACCATGAAATTATCTGAAATGTCTTTGACATCTCCAAAAAAAATTAACAAGTTTATGGAAAGCCGTTTCGGTTTTGCTATTAACTTTGATACATTATCTGTTGCTAAAGCAGAGCGTTTAAGCGAAACTATCAACGCTAATCTAAACAAGATTCGTCATAGTTCAGCTTTTCATACAGCAGAACAAAATCCACGTTATATGGAATTGCTAACTGTTCGCGAATCATTAGCTCAGTGGATTGATGCACAACGTCATCAACTAAACGAAGGTGAAGTTAGCAATGCCGAAGTATTGTTGGCTGCTAAAGATATGGTTGACAGCGTACAGGATACAATTGAGAAAGTTGGTAAAATGCAAAATGAACAACTTCCACAATTACTTGACAGCATCCGTGACCAAATCGGTTCAGAACAAGCTGATGCATTTAAAAATGCTGTAGGTGAAACATTAAATCAATTAATGCAAAATCTACAAACAGCACGCGAAGGTGTTGACAACGGCGTTCGTGTATTAAGCGGCGAACAAGTTGACAATCCAATGTCAATGGGTGGTGATTTACCTCCTCCAGAAGGCATGCCAGGTGGTGATTTACCTCCTCCATCAAGCGATTTTGATTCTGAAGAGTCGGATGGCTTTGCGGCTACTGATGCTGCTGTTGGTGGTCCAGAAACATTGGGTAGAGAAAAACGCTAATGCGTTTATACGAATTTGAAGATGGACAACATGGTCCAAATAATGTTCCAGAAGCCAATTTAGTAACGGCTCTGGAACTTATTCGTAACCGTTACAAAGATGTTCCAACTCCAGCAAAGATCCGCACACAGTCGTTAATTAACATGATCACTAACACTGATCGTACATTTAATTACGATGCACTTGTAGCGGCTAATGAAGAAAATCCTGCAGTAAAAAATCTAATCAAAAGTTTTAACCGTGACTCAGTGGAACTACAACCATGGGGTGACGAGTTAGAAACTGACGAAGAAACAACTAATCCACCAGAATCTGTGCCAGGCGGTAATGTTATGCAACAACCAGTTATAT